CGAAGCTTCCGTAGAACTACCAGCAAACTTAGAAATATTCTGCCCCGCATCACCTATGGTCATATTATTAACCTGTTGCTCAAAATACTTCCAAAGAGACTGGAAAGGAACAAAAAAATACTGGATATTTTCACGAATACGAGTAAACGCATCAGTGTTAAGGGCAGCGGTACGAGTTTTACCGTTATAACCAATCTTAAAGGTCTCATTTGGGTTAACCCACTGAGTAAAAACTGGCAACAGTTCGCCAACTTGGGCGGTAAACATGTGACGATGGGACAAATCAAACGCATTGCGATTTACCTTGTTTTTAAGGCGGTGCATACCTAAAACTTTATTAGCCATAATAATTAATTTTTATAAGAATCGACAACATCACGGTGTTTAACATTCTCAATAAAAGCCATATTAGCTTTTTGAACTTGATACTGAAAAATAGACCGTGTTTTTAAACTATTAAAATCATACGTACCAGTATGTAATGAAATACTTGCATAATTTTCATAAGCAAATAATTTATCATTTTCCAAATTTTGGAAATACTGAACCATATTTTGATAATCAAGCCAAGCTATGAAGTCAAAACGTAACTTGAGACATTCAAAAAAATCCAAACCTAAATAGGAGGATAGCGTATAGTGATGGTGGGCAGCATAAAGCAACGATTTTAAAGGGTTTACAGAATTCGAACTATTATAAATCGGTTTTGCATAAGTAACAGCGTACCAATGAACAGCCCGAAACTGATATAAATGTTTATATAACTCGATAGTGGAAGGCTTGAACAACCACAAAAGAAACTCTCTTACGGACGAATCGTCATAAATTTCTCCTTGAGAAGTGAAGAATCGGCGGGCAACGAATACAACCGAACGAAAAAGGGAAGAAGTTTCGTCAACATTAAAGACGGAAGAACCTGTAAATCTAAGGGCAAATTGAGAGTAATACGCATCGGACATGGAAACAGGTCTTCGAACACCTTTTTTGTTAACAACATAATCAGTTGTAAGTGTTTCGAAATCTCTAGCCTTGAATAATTCAATAACCTCTGATTTGTTCTTTGAACCCAATAAGATGGAGTGAAAACTCCTTTGTGGAAACTTGTCAAGCACTCGAGGGAAGTCAGAATGTTGTGTAAGATATTTACTAACATATTCCTGCATGTTGCCGTCTGTAACCTTTGTAGTCGTATCACCGTAGACCCATAAATCAGCCAAATCGAGTTGAACACAAATTTCTCGGGGATTTTCTTTGGTGGATTGGGGCAAAGTTCGAACAATCCTAAAATCTGCTCTCGCTCTAGGCGAGTCGTGGAATAATAGGATATGATAATGCGGACGGAATGATTGTGAGCCGTACTCGCAAATAACGTAGTACCGTATTGTTTCACCATATTCTTTTAAAAACCATTTTCTTAAACGACCTATATATTTTCTAATATCATCATACCATAGTATAGGAATAACAGAGTTATTACGAATACCACGAGAACGAGAAGGAAATCTACTATAATATTTATCAATACGTGTATAATAATCACGCAACATAGAAGCAGTATCTATAGTAGAAAAATCCGTAAGTTGAAACGACTTAGATATTTTATCCTCAACAAAGAAGAAACTTTTAGTTTTCCTGTTATACTTTTTAATAACACGATTAGGAATGCGTAAAGCATAACCAAATGGGTACAAATAAGAAGTATCAATGTAGGGTAAATGTAAATCGTCATACGTATTAGTAATAAATTCAACATATTTATGTTTAGACGATTCTACCTCTAAAATCTTACATAAATGCTCTTGAGCAGCAACACGACATTGTATGCAGGAGTGACAACCTACAAGAGTCAAACCATGTCGACCGACAACGGGCACGGGATTATTGCAACGAGGAAAGAGAGCCATAACTATGTACTAAATAAATTACCATTATAACTACTTAAAATAGTCTTTTCTGTAACACGACCGCCACTTTTAGAAAAATCCAAGGGACAATACATTTCTATTTCTTTCAACGTATCGGCAAGATAAGGTTTAGAATGACCAGAACAGTATGCTTGCTTACGCTGAATTTCACGAATAACCTTAAGAGCGGTCAAATAATCTTTGGCAGTCATAAGCTAAAAACTAAATACGTTTATACCATTGATAATCATGTTCCCAAGAAACAGGTGAAGTTGTCATACTAGAAACAACAACAACTGAAGGCAAAAACAGACAAAGAAATTCGTCAATCTTACCATACTTAACAACATACTGAACACCGTTAACTTCAACGATAAAACAGCGAGATGAAATTTTATTCATAAGGCTTAAAATTTTTAGAACGGACAAAGCCGTTATGTTTAACAATTGTGGTATCAACTGATACAATAGTAGTGCGACCACTTGCAACTATATTGTGAGACGTACTGCATGATGACATAGTAGAGACACCAAAATAAGCAGCTATCAAACCAAGTGCATACAAAGCTACTTTGATGATAATTTTTATAATTTCCTTTTTCATGGTGCAAAGATAAGGAAAAGTTTTTGAAACAACCAAATTTGTTAACATTAATTAGTAAAATAGTTACTAAGGAACAAAAGTGCAGTAATTAGGAAAGTGTATTCCCACTTTTGCCTACCTATAACAAGAGAGTAGGAATTTTCGGGAGAAAATTTTCATAAAAAGGTAGTTACTAAGAAGTTACAGACTTTTCCGCGCAAAGCTAAGGTTTTTCTAACAGACAAACCAATATAAAGTATCTGTTTAGTTAAATTGTGTACATACGTATAAAATGCGCACGCACACAAATACAAAACAGATACATTAATAGAATAATATAAAATTTTTATTATTTCATAAAAAAATATGGATTTTTACGGAAGGTATTTTAAGTTGAATGAGAATTATCTAAAACGTGTTTGCATTATTTAACGTACAATTAACAGATATTTAACTAAAGTATTTGGTAGTATCGGAGAAAAATAATAGAAATATTAATAAAAGTAGAAAAGTAACAAAAAAGGGCGCAAGGGGATAACCTTTGCGCCCAAATTGTTATTTGTAGCCAGTAGGGCTATAATTAGGATTTTCACGATACGCATCAAGCCAAGATTTACCGCTAGGCGGAGTAGGTTCACCACCAGAAGAAGAACCTTTGCTAAACTTAGGCTTAGGGGTAAAGTTACTAATACCGTCTGAAACATTCTTAAACATACGAGTGACAGATTCTCCACGCTCAAAGATTTTATCGGTATCATAACTATCAACGAGCTTATTAGTATAAGACGTTTCGGATTTATACATACCACTCAGAGAACGTATCAAATCGGGTTCTTGCATTAACTTGTTTAGAGACCACTCATTTTGCTGAATATTCAAATCTAGCAAGTGCTTATAAGGAGTTTGCCGCAAGATACTTTCAGCCTTACCAATAGGCATTTTGCCAAGCATAAAATTAGTATAATAGCGTTGCATATCATTAGACATGTGTTGACTCGTAGTCAAAGCACCATAATAGCCACCTAACTGCTTAAGATAACTTGCATTTGCATTTGCATTAGTAATAGCAGCACGACCTTGCATTAAAGCGGCTTGACCTTGAACAGTTGCAGCATGTGCAAACGTCTGCTGAATAGATAACCACTTACCGTAATTTTCGGTTTGCTTAAGGGTATATTTACCCGCAGCAATATCACGAAAGGCAGACGCATAAAAAGACATTGTTTGAGCAACATTTTTTTCAACCTCTTGTGGCATAACATTATAAAGACTAAAAGCCTTTAAACGCGCATCATACATCGCATCAAAGCCTTGCCAGTTTGCCAACTCTGCCTTAAATTGTTCTTGCAATAACCGATTCTTATAAGTATCCATGGCAAATTTATAGGTCATTTTTTGCATATCTGTTTGAGATTCCATAAGACCTTTCTGAGCCATATTAACACCCTCAATAGATTTATTAACGTTCTCTTGCGATTTCTGCAAAGAAACAGACGCATCAACGGAACGTGTACTATTGTAAGCAGCCAAACCATGATTAGCAGCATCACCAATAAATGAATAATCGGTAGGCAATATTTGAGCAGATTCAGCAGCTGTAGCAGCAGCACCGCTACCAACATTTCCACTGGCAGAAACATCACCGAGAAGAGCATTAAGACCGGCTGCACGCATATCATTAGCTTTAGCAGATGAAGTGCCAAACATACGATACATCAATTCTTGCCAATCACGATTTTTCTTAGCTTCTTCAGCGTTAAAACGATTCTGCTCCTGCATGATATGATAGTTCATTTGGTTAACCTTATTGGTATTGTGACTACCAAAAAGACCACTAAGTAATGAACTAGCAACACCGAGAGCACCACCAACTAAAGCGCCAGGAACACCACCAGCAACAGAACCACCAGCAGCACCAGTGGCAGCAGATGTTAAGGCAGTACATTTGTTTAAGCGAAAAGGAGCACCGCCAAAAGCGGCAGTACTCCTTAAAATTATATTAGACAACATAGGCAAAACTACTTAAAAATATCCATTAAACGAGACTGAAAATCTGCATTTTCTTTTTCAGCCTTTTCTTTTTCCTCTTTCTCCTTAAGAGCAACAGCAGCCTTATCACGAACTTCTTTATCCTTAGCGGCAAGTTCACGAAGATAAGACATTTTTTCACTAGCCGTCTGTACATAACGAGAAGGACAAGAATTGATAAGCTCATCATCAGTCAAAGAGCCAAATGTTTCTTCAAACTGAGAACGGAAATTAGAACTATCAATCATAGGCTGCAAAGATTCCTTAATTTCTCGCAACGTCTGAGCGTCGGCACGCATATTATCTATACGCTGCAACAAAGAAATATCTGTATGGAAAGATGTACGCAAAGGGTTGTTCTTATCATCAACAGATGTTACTTCATGTTGTACTTCCTCATAAACAGGTGGTACATAAACTACTTTATTTTTAGCTTTCATAATCAAACAATTTTAAATTATTTTGAGTAAGGCAAACCATACATGCTAAATGGACGGACAGCTACACAAGTGTTAACACTACCAATAAGCAACTTATCATCATTTACAGTACCCGACCACTGATTTACAAAGATAGGGTAAAGCAAAGAAGGACGGCACTTAAATAAGTCATCAATACTACCATAATTGGCAAGAGATTGAGAACCAAGATTACGACGCCAAAGAGAAAGAAAAGCTTGGTCATAACCTGTAACCCATGACTTATAGGTACCACAGAAACCACCTTCAAAGTAATCACGAGCACTCTTAAGTTCAGCATAACGTGGCGCATAACCATAAGTAACAGCCATATCCAAAGAATTTTTAGAATACTCATATGGAATAAGCTTATCACAAAGACCAATTAAAGGCGCAGATAATTCACAACGGTATTGCGTCTGCATACCAATACTATCTAATTCCGGAATAGGGAAATCAGTAGCGTCAGACTTGAACAAATTACGGTCAATACCAACACGAGAGTAATCAAGCTGAGGAACTGCACGATAAATTCCAATAATCATACCATAGGTAGACGAAGTAAACTTGCAGCCAGCAGACAAATCACCTACACCAATAGCTTTAATTTCGGGTTCTCCACCATTTTGAAAGTTAGTGTTAACTTGTGGGTTAATACTCAACGTTTTATCGTCACCACCAATAAATACAGAGGTACGAGTATCAACTATAGGCTTAATACCAAAGTGTGCCAAAACTTGATTAGCAAAATCGGGATCATTACTATTCTGAATCTCCTTATATTTCTGTAAAGCAGTAGCAGAACGCAAAGCAGAAATTTTCAGAGAAGAAGAAGAAGAACCACTAGTGAGTTTACCATGCAAACCAACAAAACTTAGACCAGTAGAAACTGTATCAATACCTGAAACATAGGAACCATCATAAGGTACAGGGTCAGCATCAACTCTACGAAGGTTATCATTAGCGTTATGTGAAGAACCTCCAAACATGAAACCAATAGTTTTATCAGCAGGGTCATTAAGACGCATAGTGACATCAGAACCAGTACTACCAATAGGAACAGCAGATTCATCACCATATTGAGCACGTGGCAAAACAGAAGTAAAATAATCGATAGGAAGATTAGAATTTTCCAAATCAATGAGACAAGTCGACAACGAAGTAAACGTACTAGACGCTATAAATGAATAAGCGTCCATGTTGTCCGAAGGACTCAGATAATCAATGTTACACGTCCAAGGCTCGAAAGGCTGCCATTTTTCATTTCTGTAATGGTCGTTACAAATCTTATGATAAGCCAATAAAGGCAAAATCGAAAGATTAGGACTATTCAAAATTTCAGAAGATTCAAACAAATTGAATTTGAGGAAATAATGTGAAGTTTTAAAGTTAAGAGCATTCCATTCGTTACCGTCTGCAATATAACGTTCAGCCATAGCATAAATATCATACTGAACAACAGTATCAAAATTACCATAACCTAAAGCCATAAGCAATTTAGCAGCACGACAATAACGATAACCGTCACAAACAAAGACATCACTGTTATATTGAGTTGAAGAGCAGTAAATAGCAAAATCAGCAGCAGAACGGTCTTCAAGTTTAGACTTAGAACGAATATAAGATGAAACAGCGGAAAGTGCATGGTCAACCATAGCAGATAACCAATTACCCAAATCAACATAAGAAATATAAGGCAAAGAAGTAGAAATTTTCGAAGCTTCCGTAGAACTACCAGCAAACTTAGAAATATTCTGCCCCGCATCACCTATGGTCATATTATTAACCTGTTGCTCAAAATACTTCCAAAGAGACTGGAAAGGAACAAAAAAAT